CTGCGGTAGTATTTTGAGTACTGCTATATGTTTCAGTCACAGCACCAGTAACATTTGAATTAAGAGCATCGCCGTATGTCTCTGTAACCGCTCCGTCAACTGTTTCACCGAGTGTACCAACAACTCCAATTGTCTGATTAGCATTAACACTTAAGGTATAATCACTAAGTGATGTATGACCAAATGTACCAGCATTCATTATAGTCTTATTATTTAAAACTGTTGTGGCCATATTATTTGTAACAGATATTGTGTTATCATTACCAACAGTTAATAGCTTATCGTTAATAACATTTGTGGTAGAGTTATTCATAACACTAAGGTTATCATCTACACCCACGTTAGTTGAACGGCTACGTACTATTTCTGTTTCACGGTTACCGCCAATCATTTCTTGTACAGAACCTTTAACGTTAACTGTCATATCTTTTTCTACTTGCAAGTGATAATTACCATATACCATTTGGCGAAGATCACCATCAACTGTCATATTACAGTTGCCACGGATATGGATATTTTTATTATTAATTACAACTTCATAATCATCACCAACAATTTTAACTTGCCGTGTGCCGTCGTTATATATTTCTTCGTACGAGCCAGAAGCATGTAAACGATTTGTACGCTCAAAACCTGGCGTATCATCTACTTCTGTTACATGGCCACCTTCGGATTCATTCACTTTATTATACGGATACTCTGGTATATGTTCATTCATGGCTGGTAGTTCTGTCCATGGCTGTTCTGTATAATAAGATGCTGCTTTATCTTCTGCTACAGACGACACCTTCGCTGGTCTTGCAGTCTGTACAGCTGGACGTTCTAATGACTCTCTTGCCTTTAATTGATTAGATTCTTCATACATTGATTCACGTGCAGCAAAGTTTATATCGGAATTATTTTGGTATTCGCCACGAGGGTACTCGTCAGCAGTAAATCCTAAATCTTTACTACGTGGACTATTTACAGCAGCAATAGAACCTAATATAATAGGATCTTGTGCAGATGGTCCATCTCTAAAGAATCCAACTACCCATGAACCTTCCATTAATCCATGTGGAGTATCCCCTATACCAGAAGTACCAGAAGACGTTGTAGGCATCATTACAGTGGCCCAAGGTAAAGCTTCAGTTTCAATATCTGATCTATTTTCCGAGTGATAACCAAAACAGCGCACTCGTACTCTATTCATTTCAAGAGGGTCAAGACGATCTTCGACTACTCCAGTAAACCAGGAGAACTCACCCCCTACGAACATATCATTTTGTAGCATCTAAATCCACCTCACTTGAATCCTTTTGTATTATTAAGTCTTGGTAAAAACCTTCTTTAAATCTATGGTTTATTTCAGTAATTAAATAAGTGCCAGATTGTAATTTATCTATTCCTGATCCACTAGCCTCATCTAATACTTTTCGTATTTCAATTTTTATTTTCTGGCCAACTCTTAAATCAAAATCTCCAGCTATTTGTATTTCATGAGTTTGATATTGCAAATTTTCTATATGAGACATCGTTTTTTGCAAATCAATAGGTGCTGGTGAGCTATAATTTAACATGTTATCGTTAAATGACTTATCGTTTAATGACACAAAATAATGCTTAGAATCTAATGCGTCAGTTAGCTTTATGCCAGATATTAAACTATTATCGCTACTAGAAAAAGACTTATTTTTATTTAATTTCATCATAGACGAATTATTATAATCAAAAACCGTTTTATCATATTTTTTATTAGATATATCAAGTGTATGTAAAGTCGAACCATAGGCGCCATTTGAAATAGATTCTAATTTACCTTGATTATATTCCGAAGAAATGCTTCTAATTGAAGACCTCTCATATTCATAACCAGCGCGAGTTTCTAGTTCTATATCAGGATCTGCAAATGGCACTAGCTTATATGTAGAGTATGGATCTTCTTCAATGAGCTGCTTATATGATTTTAATCTTACCTTACCGTTGTCCGCAAGTGTTTGATAATAAAAGTATGGAGTACCTTGGTCAAAGGTGTAACGCAGTACCCACTCTATTGCAGTAATGGGGCTTATATTGGGATATATGCCATTAATAATATTCTTAGATCCTTTACTAAAATCTTTGTCTGATTCTTTTAGTAATAATTGGCTTTTAGAAATTTGATCGATCAGATCAGGCCCCGTCCCCTTAAAGCTTATTTTCATGCGCTTAAATGTGTCAACATAAACAAATTCGCTAACAGCTCTTATATTATATGTAACCAATCCAGGTTTTAGTCTAACGTAATCATATATTTCAGCAATTCTTAAATTTAATTTGAACGACTTTCTTTCACTACTAGTGGCACCACTCGGTTGCTTTCTATGCACATATAGTTCTACCTTTTCGCTTCCTTGCAATTTAATAGTTTCGGCAAAATTAATAGAATCACCGATGGATAGAATTACCTCAAGATTAGGGTTATTTAAAGATTCGTTTATTTCAAAATATGCTAGCTGATTAGTGATATCATACACGAAGGTATCACCATCGCCTTGATGCTCTTTACTATTAGCTGTTATTTTTAAATAACCAATCTGATATGTTGTAGGAGTAGATGCTACACCATCAGCACTAACTCTATTTTGTGATAAATCACTCATTAATTAAACTCTCAAAGGTGTCAATAAATTCTCCAATCATAGTAGGATTAATGACACGTATTTTAGATCTTTTATCGTTTAAATCATAAATGTATTGTCTATTGCTAATATAAGATAATTCTGCATTGGTCTTAGTAGCTTCGTAATTATCTTCATGAAATAAAGCGTTAGTGTATTGTCTTTCTACACCTTCGTCGTCTTTTATAAAATAGTGATGAGGCGCTTCCGCATAAGGCCATACCTGATAAGATGAAACTTCATCAAAGCTTTTAGAACCACTAATAAATTCTGGCGGAGTATTTCCAGATTCATCGTCTCTTAATCCCTCAAATGCAACATTAGTTGTCATATCTTGAACAATTAATTGATTTAAATCCAAATCTTTTTTAGTGAGTGTCCCTTTAGCGCCAGATACTGCACCCGTAATAGTTTCACCTACCGTAAATTTACCAGCTAATGAATTTTGAATATCGTTATCAATGAATGTAATCCTAGTATTAATAGCATACCCATTATATTCTTTTTCTATATATTTAAATATTTGCTCTTGGCTCAATGGCCATACTTTATAGCCATCATGAAGAAAATCATTAATAACAAAAAATGTCCAATAAAAATCTGGAGTACCATACAATTGCTGAGAAACAATATCAGGGCGCTCTCCGTTTTTAATTTCATAAAATTTATATAATGATGGATTGTCAATAAACTTTTGCACAGGCCTAACAGTTCTAAAAATGTTTACCATTTTAGTAATAGACCCATCGGCCATAATGTCGTAATCTATTAATGGAAATTGTTTAAAAAAGCTCATATATTAACCCTTACCTTTAGTGTCTGGATAATCAAACCTTTGCTGAACTTGACTTGGAGGTCTCTCTGATCCACCCTTTCCTGGTACATGATATAAATCATCACGTGTGAGTTGTCTCTGCTCCTGGAATGATAGCGATAGTGTAACATCTGTCGGTGCACCGTCTTTATGGTACATGTTACCATCACTATTATATGTGGCATTTAAGCCTGTTAGATATGAATCAAAGAGGAATGGTAAAAATTTATTTACCTCCTTACCTTTCATAAATTTAACTCTAAAGAGTGGTGGATATTTTAAAGCGAAATCACCTTCTCTTTTAGCGTACATATATTTTCTGAATGTATGTTCTATAACTCTTATTGTTTCGGCTTCTTTAGCGCTTGATGCAACTAACTGAAATGATAATTCAAACTGTCGTATATTAGCACCTTCGTATGTAAGAGTTGTTTGAGGATTAACCGCAACGCCAGCCTTTGCGGCTGCAGCACCTGCAGCATTTAAATCACTACCTATTCCCATTTTTTGTAAAAGTGCAGAACCGATTGCAGTAGCTTCTAGTTCTCCTATATTAGCGTTTTTGCCTTTATCGTCTTTCTTAATCATTGACTCGGCTGCATTAATAACACCTAAGTCTATGCTACCAAAGTTAGCACCATCACCTAATGCAAAGCCTGAGGGAATGTACAAATGCAATTTAAACACATCTGTGTTAAACTCAGAGCCAATAATCTCAAAGGATACATGATTGCCTCCCTTTGTGACGCTTTCTCCAAGTGTTGATGGAAATGCTAGGATAGATGACATATTTTCCTCTTATAAATAACTATTTAATATAACTTTATTTATAATGAATGGAAAGGTAATTTATGGCTTACAAGGGAAAATACACGATTAAGGATACCAAGAAGTATTTAGGCGATCCGACTAAGGTAACATACAGATCTTTGTGGGAACGACAAGCGTTTAAATGGTGTGAAAACAATCCACGAGTTAAACGATGGAATAGCGAAGAAATCGTTGTACCTTATAAGTGTAAGACTGATGGTAAACTACATCGCTACTTTGTTGATCTTCTTGTAGAGTTTGACAATAAAGAGATTATATTAGTAGAAATCAAACCAAAGAAAGAAACGGTTGCTCCAAAAAAACCAGCACGTAAAACTAAGAGATACATTAATGAGGTTACAACCTACGTTAAGAATACATCTAAGTGGACAGCGGCTGATCAATATGCTAAGCACAAAGGTTGGAAGTTTCAGATATGGACGGAAGACACATTAAAGAATTTAGGCATAAAACTACTAAAGAGTTGATATAAATAGTTATATGGCTTCACTATTCGATACACTACAAGCAAATGCATTCAGAGCTGGAATCACAGCACGGACTAAAGAGTCTCAAGACTGGTTCCAAGATAATATTGAAAAATTAAAGATGCCTGCTCGGCAAGCATTACTAAAAGATGACGCATTAGAACCTACATCTAAACTAGTTTATGGTAACATGTTTATGTACTTCTATGATCCTAAACATAAGAAGACCTTACCATATTACGATAGGTTTCCTTTAACGATTATGGTGGATGCTAATAAAACTGGTTTTCAGGGTTTGAATCTACATTATTTAAGACCTGATATACGGGCTGAATTTTTAGATCAGTTAATGAATCTTGGTCCTAAGAAGTTAACTGATAAATCGCGTTTAACCAAATTGCGCTACGATTTAATACAGTCAACCCGTAAATATAAAGAGTTTAAACCATGCTTTAAGAGTTATTTAAATGAGCATGTTAGATCTCGTATCGTAAGAGTACCGATGACCGAATGGCAAATCGCTATCTTCTTACCAACAGAGCAGTTTAAGAAAGCCGGTAAAGCTAAGATCTGGAAAGATTCAATTAGTATTGCGAGGAACTAATGAGCGTAGATAAACTAAAAGCAGTAATATCTAAAAAAGGTGGCCTAGCTAAGAATAATAGATTTCAAGTCATGTTCACTCCACCATCACAATCATTAGTTGGAATAAGCATAGAAAACGTTGTTGGTAATCTGATAACTGGTAAGAGCAACGGCATTAAGCAATTTGTTAATGACCCACGTGATATATCAATTTTATGCGAACAGGTTACACTACCTTCTCGTAGCCTCTCAACAATAGATTATCAGTCTGATCGTCAGAGTAATAAGTTTCCATATACAACTATTGATGGTGACGTTACAATGCATTTTATTGTAACTAATGACTATTATGCTAAAACGATGATGGAAAATTGGATATCAAGTGTAATAGATACCGAGGGGTATCAGCTAGGTTATAAGAATGATTATTCAACCGACGTCATTATTCAGCAACTTGATCAAGACGATAAACCAGTCTTTGGTGTTAAATTAGAAAAAGCTTATCCTATCGATATATCAGCAATTGCGCTCAGTGCGCAAGACGAAGAATTTGTTAGATTAACTGTAGTATTTGCATATGATAAATATGTAGTAGAAGGACCGCTTAGTAGTACAGCAAGTGCGTTTAAAGCTGCAATACCAAATGGTATATTAGATATTTTTTAAATTATATTTGAAATGAAGGAGTAGTAAATTATGGCTTTGCCAATTGTAAACAGTAATCGGTATAGTGTGACAATTCCGAGCACTGGCCAGGAAGTTGAATTTAGACCTTTCCTGGTTAAAGAAGAAAAAATCCTCATGGTTGCAATGGAATCAAAGGATAATAAAATGATGATAAAGGCTTTGAAGGATATATTAAAGGCCTGTATATTTGACGATATTGATATTAATAAACTTACAAGTTTTGATCTAGAGGAATTATTCCTAAGACTACGTTCAAAATCGGTAGGTGAATCAGTAAACATTCAATTGAAATGTGAAGAATGTAAAGCACTCACACCAATTGAAATAAACCTTGATAATATCAAGATGACTGAGTTGCCGGAAGATAAACATGTAATGGTAACTAGCGATATCGGAATAGAATTTGAGTATCCTTCACTAGACACAGTTAGTAAAATGGAATACGATCCAGAGAAAACATCTCCGGATAAACAAATGAAACTAACACTACAGCTTATTACTAGATGTATGAAGAGTATATTTAATAACGATGAAGTATGGGATTGTAAAAACCAAACTGAAAAAGAGTTAAATGATTTTGTTGAAGGATTAAGCTCTGAGCAGTTTGCAAAGATTACAGAGTTCTTTAGTTCATTACCTACGTTAAAACATACCGTAGAGTTTAGCTGTATTACTTGTAAGCATGAACAAGAACTAACGTTGGAAGGCGTACAAAGTTTTTTTATCTAGCCCTTTCACATGATACACTAGTTAATTATTATAAAACTAACTTTTCGATGATGCAACATCATAAGTATAGTTTAACAGAACTAGAAGAAATGATACCATGGGAAAGGGAGATATATGTAGCACTCCTTCAACAATGGATCAAAGAAGAAAATGAGCGAATAGCCGAACAGAATAGGAAACAAAAGAGATGACAGAAGAAGTAAAAGAAGCATTCCATCCAGCAGATACAAATGGTGATGGTAAAGTAAGTGCGGCTGAAGAGGCATTATACTTAGAGTTTAAACGTAAAGAGTTAGAAGATGCTGACGCAATGCGAGATGCACAACGTAATATGACATGGTTCGCCCTTGGTGGATTATTGTTATATCCATTCGCTGTTGTTATTGCATCACTAGCTGGTTTAGATCAAGCCCAAGAAACATTAGGCGATATGGCACCTACGTATTTTGTAGCTGTTGCTGGTATCGTTGCTGCTTTCTTTGGTACACAAGCGATGGGAAAGAAAAAATAAATGGATCCAGTAGAAGCGTGGAACTCATTATCTTACTTTAATGGAGTGTTATTCTCCATCTGGTTGGGTATTCTTTATTATGGCAAATGTTGGATCGATAGCAAATTTAAGGATTAGTTAAATGGCTAGAGACGAAGACAATACAAATAACACAGACAATAGAGATATTTTAGAAGAACAGAGTAAATCTCTCGAAGAACTTGTTGAAGAAATGAAACAACAATCTCGAAATGTAGAAGAGAGTGTTGATGCTAATGTCGACGTCGAAAAATCGATTAAAGCTTTAGAAGGAAGTCTAGGTATTGATTCGAATGAAAGTACCGCAGCACTTAGGGAAAGTTTTGCTAATGTTAACGCTGTAATGCAAGAACAAGTAGCATTACAGGAGCAAGGATTGCCATTTGACCAAGAGCTCTTAAACTCAGCCCAAGAGCAATTAGAAACTATAAAGGCTGGTGTAAAGTCTGAAGAAGATAGACGAGAAGCTATAAAGAAACAAGAAGAAGCTAATTCACTACTTGGTAAAATGGCTAAAGGTATTGAAGGCTTTGGTGGTAAGGTAAAAGAATCAGGTGGCTTCTTAGCTGGTATTGCTGGTTTGGCTACTCTTTTACTTAATCCTCAAGCCTTTGCGGCAGGCTTGACTAAAATTCTAAACTTTGTAGGCGATATGGTAGCTGTAGTTGAAAATGTCTTTGCAGGTGATTTTGAAAAGGCTGGCGAATTAATAAAAGAAAATGGCGGAATAATTAGTGGTATTCTTGGTGGCTTATTAATAATGAATCTAGGTAAAGTTATTAGAGGCGTTAATCTATTAATTAAAGGATTTAAAATCTTCCGTCTATTCATGTTAGGTACTATGGTTCCAATGTTAGCTGGAGCATTTACTGCCATGATGACAGCCATGACTCCTATCTTTGCAGCCATGGCTCCAGTCCTTTTACCTATTCTAGCAATTGCAGCAATCTTTGGAGTAATTGGATTAGCCCTTGCACAGATTAGAGATGCTATGGGGTTCACATCGATCTTTGACGTTATGTCATTAGGCATAGCTCATTTACAAGATGCCTTCGGCCATGTTGTAAATATGATAACCGGTATTGTAAATTTTGTAATGGGCTTGGTAGAGAAGTTTGCTGGATTCCTAGGATTTGAAATAGATATACCAGAAATACCTAAGATGTCTACAGATAATGCTGCTAAGGAAAAGGTAAGACTACAAGCTAAGGCTAAACAAGCAGAAATAGAAAAACAAAAAGAAGCCGAACAGGGTCCTGTAGATCCTCTGGCTGATCTTAAACTGCCAACTGTAGATTCCATGGAAATACCACCAGTGACAGTTGAAGTTCCACCTATTGAAATAGAAGCAGAAGAACGAGTAGTTAAAGAACCGACTAGTAGAAGACGCCGAAAGAAAATAGATATTGTTGATAAAGCAGAAATGAAGCTAGATGAAATAAAGGCTTCAGTACAACTACCACCAGTAACTACAGGTGAGCAACTATCTGAAACGTCAGCTGAAAATATTTTAGCACAGATGCCAGCAACGACCGAAAATAATGTCGTCAATCAAGTTCAAACTTCCAATACACAGAATAGCGGTAATACATCTACCACTATTGTTAAAAATACACCTCGAGGCAGATCTCGCGGTCGATTCGCACGCTAAAAAAATCCCCTAGCCGAAACTAGGGGATTAGTCGTTACTACTTTGTTATTATGATTCTTGAGCCAATTTAGCAAAGTAAGATAGTGTATCATCTTCATCGCTACTTGAACTACTCGCAACATCATCTGCAGGAGCTGCCGATTGAATACTTGGAGCTTCCATAGTATTAGTCATGGCTGGTTCTGGTGCACTCATTGGAGCATGACCAGCATCAACACCTAAAACTTTATTCAATTTAGCTTTCAATTCATCATATGATTTATAGTTATTAGGATCAGTAAAGTCTGATAGAGAATTTAACTTATTGTAGATACCCTCTAATCGTTCTTCATCGCCTTCGTACAAAGCACTAGGTGATGCGAACTCTGACTTATCATAATTTACCCAACCTTCAACTTTTCGGATCTTAATCTTAAAGTCGGCGCCTTCCCAGAAGTCATAAGGATTGATAGGAGTCTCATCTTCAAAGTCTGGTTGCATAACATCCATAACTTTGTCAAAGATTTTCTTACCAAACTTATAAAGGAATACTTTACCTTCATTAGACGGGTTAGCAGGATCTGACACTACTAAGACGTTTGATACATAGTGTAGACGTCTCTTTCTTTCTCTAGCGATTGCTTTATCTTCATCACGACCACTATTCCAAAGTACAGCATTAGCTTCTGATACAGGATCTTGTTGACCTACAGAAGTTAAACTGTTCTCAATATACCAAAGACCGGTAGGACCTTTAAATCCATGATCCCAATAACGTACCCAAGGTAGATCTTCACCTTCCTGAGCAGGTAGGAATCGGACTACAGCGTAGCCATTACCAGCTTTATCACGTGTGGGTTTCCAAAAGCGATTATCGTCGTAACCTTTTGTGCTTTCAGTTTTAGAAGATACAGCTTCCGCTGCCTTTACGAGTTTGTCGATTGACGAGCCTCGTGAGCTCTTAAGGTTTGCAAATGACATGTTGTTTCTCCGTATTAAACATTGTATTAGCTGAATTATCCACTTTATGCATTATATGATAGTCTATTATAACATATTTTCATATGCTTGTAAAGGCCTTTGTCAAAATAGTTTTACACTTATTGACATCGTACTTTACGAAGGGTCCGTACTTATCGATCTTCCTTTGGATATCAGGCCATATAATGGTATCCGATATCTTCTTTGATTCACGAGGTATAAACCCTAGTATGGAATTAAGAATGACCACAGTCTCTAATGATATATCTTCTTGCATCCAAATTTGTACAACCGGAGGATGTTGACCATCGACTGATTCAAACAACTCGTCGAATGTGCAGTCCTCTTCGGTTAATCTATTTATATCAACACTGAACACACGATGAATACTTTCTCTTATTCTTTTGTGGTTCTTGTAGTTATCTTCACCTACTTCGTTGATCATATCGCCTACGTATGAGATACCGTGTTTAAAATTGGCAATATAGTATCCCATTAAATCTTTTTCGTATTGCCTGGCTATCTTTGCAAAGAAGTACTTATCCTTTCGTTTAAGAAAAGACGTTGCCTTCACATTAGTCTTAAAGTTATATTTGATAGCATCGTACGAGTTGCTCTCAAAGTGGAGTTTGAGAGCGTTGTACAATTTAAAAGATTCAAAAGGGTCGATCATTTCATAACGCTTTCGTATAGAGCTTCCACGTCTTCTACCTCACCGATAACTTCATTGAGGTTCTGTTTATAGTGGATAGAGGCTAGCTTTCGTAGGTACTTCTTGTCTACTTCGACTTCCTCTGCACATGAGGCAACAGCTTCTTTAATAAAATCTTTCTGTGCCTGAATCATAGTCATTGCATTTGCGATCTCTTCAACGCAACCCTTGATTCTTTGTTTGTCTGCATCTGACGATGGCAGTATTACATTACTCATAATCTTTCCTTTGTTGTTTAATTAAATAGTTTTGGTGCATACTCTGTTTCTAAGATCACTTGTACTAAATCTGTGATCCCTTTTATTAAAGTATAGCTCAATGCCTCTCTTAGCACATGTTGCTCTACCAGTAAATTTACCGTCTCGGTATTCTTCACCTAGTATGCGGACATCAATTGGGTACATACTAAGAATGTCTTCTAGGTCAGTTTCTGTTGCATATGGAATAATTTCATCAACATACTTTATACCTTTTAACTGTGTATAACGTTCCACTATAGTTTGTATAGGTGCGTTCTTCTCTTTACGGTCTATACTTGGATCTACTTGTAGACCACATATCAAATAATCACATTGCTCCTTTGCTTCACGTAGCATGATTACATGTCCAGCGTGCAATAAGTCAAATGTACTACAAGTAAATCCTACTTTCATAATGGTAGTTTATTTCCGGTTTTGGTTTTAATTAATCTTAGTTCAGACGCTTCATGTTCTATTTTAGCTTTGAGCGAATCACTAAGTAATCGTTTTAAATTGGTATAGTCCATACCACGTTTTTCTATGACCATCACTGCAGCATCAATATAAGATACATTCCTATGCTGCGCTACTACTTGTTCGACGGCCAAAGAGAATCTTTTCTTTGTCATGATTTTATGTTTGGTTATTTCTTCATCATCTATCATACAACTCTCAATAATACACAATCGGCATTAAGTCTACCGTTACATTCTTTAACCTTCGTGGTAATGGATTTCCATACCTGAGATTCAATCTGTTTCGGTGTTTTGGTTAATATTAAAGGAAGAACATCATCTGGTTTCCTAAGCTTCGTACACTTAGATAGATTAGGTGCAAAGTTCTTAATACTTGTACCACT